CATTGATATGCTTAGGATAAATAAGTTTATTGTTTATTATTATCTTTTAAAACAATAACTTATGAGTGGATACATAGCTTAGTGGTAGACTATGCAATGAGTTGCAATTACGGGTACGCTAATTATATTATATAGTTGCAACCAGTTGCATAATCGGGTGGTATTTTATGATACTTGTTGCAGCACTCATGGCTACCCTTGCAACTAGGTGAGTATGCAAGCATGTGACTATGCAACTTGATGACAGCAATCGTGTGCCGTCAGGCGTAGGTATACAAACCCATTGCATATGCCATAGCACACATAAGCAACCACATGATATGATACTTAATGTATACTATGCAAGGAGCAGAGCAACAGCACGCATAAGGAGCATGTTGCATACTGTATGGATGCCAATGATACCAAGGGCTGTGACACTGTATGCCTATGCAAATGAATGAGTATGTGTGATGGTGTATAGTGTGTAGGTGCATGGCACTCACTTGCAGTGAAACGTGTTGCACACTGGCATTATACCTATGCAATTGTGTGTGGGCATACGAATGATGTGCCACATGGGGCATAAGGGGGGCATACCCCAGTCCGTATTGGTGCATTACCCCTCAAAACTTTCTCGACCAAATTACGGGGATTTGAGCTAAGGCACATACTATGCAGAGCCTACTCCTTCCCCACGCTAAATAAATATATAGGAGTCCATTATGGGCGATATAACACTACTCTCGGTAGCTAGTGGGTATAACCTCACTTCTATCAATGCAAACTTTACAACTTTGAAGAATAGTATCAATGATGATGTGCTTCACCTTAACGGTGGCAACAATGTAATGGCACAAGACCTTGATATGAACTCAAATCGAATATTAAATCTAACGGCTGCGGTAGATGCAGCAGACCCAGTACGGAAAGCCGAGTTTGATGCTTACTTGCTGTCGGTATCATCACTAGCGGTAGTACCACTCCAACAAGCACGACAAACAGGTAACGGTAGTACGACAGCCTTTAATGCTCCTTCTACTGCGTACCAAAGCGAAGCGTCATTCTTTATTCAAGTTGATGGCGTAACTCAACGTCCTGCAACTGACTATACTTGTAACGCAAGCGGTAATATCGACTTCACTACTGCTCCACCTAATCAAGCGGATATTGACATCCGACTATTCCAACCAACCACTACTCCTTTTGCGGTAAGTCTTCAAATAACTACTAAAGCGGCAAATACTATCAATGCTGGTGTTGTTGCTCTTGGTAACTATAACTACCTTGAAATTGATACGGCTGGTGCGGCAAGTACGGACGACCTTGATACTATCACAGGCGGAATTTTCGACGGACAGATTATTATCGTCAAAGCGGCTGATTCGGCTCGAACAGTGGTATGTAAAGATGGAACGGGCAACTTACGACTTGCTGGTGACTTCTCACTCGACCATGCAGATGACCGTATTCAGTTAATGTATGATGGGACTAATTTTGTAGAACTATCACGTTCTAGCAACGCATAGGAACTATTATGACTACTAAAGTAAATCTAAGAATGATAGACCAGTCATTCGATTCAGTTAAGGACTTCGGTGCTGTAGGTGATGGTGTAACAGACGACACCACATCAATACAACTAGCCCTTGACACAGGCAATGATGTTATCTTCCCTGCTGGTCAATATTTGATTACAGCACAGCTAAACGCTAGTGCAGGTTCGGTATTACACGGGCAAGGTGACTGTGAGCTAATCTTCCAAGGTGCAATCTCTGGTATCGTATTCGATGACCCGACTGACCACGCGAAGTTAGCAGGGATGGTGGGATTTGAAATTACTAAGACTACAGCTCAGGGAGTGGCTTGTATTACTACTCCTCGCGGTGCTGGCTTCAATGACTTCCGACCTATGTATATTTTTGATAAACTACGGTTTGGGGGAGCTTATACAGCTAGTGGCACGGATGGTTTTGCAGTCGATTATTCTTGGGCAACCTTCTTTGAACTAGGTGACTCTTGGCTGACACTACTACAGAACATTGACGCTCTAGGTGAGTACGATGCACTGACCGACCCTGCAAGCCAGAACCTTGATTTGTTCTGTCACTTGGATGCGGTACAAGGTATCTTGTCAATGCGTATGCTGAATGTAACAACGCACAACATTGCAGACTTTATCTCTATTGAGGAGAAGGCGTACTTCCACTTAGACAACGTAGATGTATCGTTAGCCCGTCGAGGTATTGTTGACCATACCAACCGTGTATTTGAGGCAACTCCTACGGACTATGGCGAGTGTGGTATGCACAAGGTAATCTTGAACTGTCAGGATTATTGTATCGACCTCAAGAACCGTTTTGCTACATCAATGGTATCAGTATTATGTCACCGCGCTGTTGGCTACAACATCGGTACAAACTGGTACGGTATTCGTTTAGAGGAGGCTGTATCCTGTGATATTGCTGGTGTCGAAGTTTCTGTCAACACGACCAACACTGATACGGCTATTGGCATTGAGCTTGCTAGTAGTTCTAATTGTTCTATTCGTGGGGCTAAGTTTAGCTCAGTTGATACTTGTGTTCGTCTCGATGATTCTGGGGCTGGTGCTTGTCAAGGTAATACACTTAATGGAGTCGGTATCCATTCTAATGTAACCACTATCTTTGATTTAGCAGAGGCACGTTCTACTTCTATCTCGAACTGTGAATACAATGATGCTCACACTGTCACAAATGAAATCCTATACGGCAATACAGCAACCAAAGTACAGACCACTATATCCAATGTATTTGGCAACAGTGCAAGTATTGGTTCTTATTCGGAGTACATGATTGATGGTACTAACGGCTATCGCTACTACATTGATTCTGCTTCTGGCTCTATGCGTCGTGCCTTGGTCGATTCGAGTTTTGGTAGCACTACTAACTTTGAGTTGGTTACGCGAACTGGAACAAACATTGACGGTATCGAGTGGCGTGGTGATTTGCTATTCTTGAACTGTAGTGCTGGTGGTAATGTGCGTATTGGTAACATTCCTACTTCTTCTGCTGGTTTAAGTTCAGGCGATGTCTGGGCAAACGCTGGCGTACTGACAATAGTGTAGGTGGCGTATGGACAGAGATAAACTAAAGGATTCGAGGGGGCGACCCCTCACTCAATCCTTATTTCTTGAGATAGGATATAAAACAGAGTTCGCTGTATACACACTGGACGATGTGGACAAGAAGTATAAAGGTAAGACTTATCCATCCCTGAAAGCCCTATACTTAGAAATGGAAGACCCCATTGAGTACAACTTCGCAACCACACACCTGCTAGGGTGGCAACATTGGCAACGCTTGTGTGCAAACAAAATCGTTGGTAAACATGTTGCAGAATGGAGAGAAGAACTTGAACTCAAATTACGGTCTGACGCTATTAGTGAGATTATTGAAATCTCTACTACAGAGAAAGGTTTTCAAGCAGCGAAGTTCGTTGCGAAGAAAGAGTGGGAAGTCAAACAGGCAGGTCGCCCGAAAGTCGTTGACCAAGAGAAGGAGGACAGGATTCAGGAGAAACTAGAGGACGAGTTTTCGGCAGACATCATACGACTTGGAGATAGGAAGTAATGGCAGAACTAGACTGGCTTGAAGAAGCCAAACAGAAACTAAAGTTAATGCCAAAAGCTGCTAAGGAAGTACGGGAACGAGCGTTGGAGGACTTACCCTTCTTCGCCCGACTCGTTAACGTAGGTTACATGTACGGACAAGTGCATGATGAATGTTATCGCTGGATGCAAGACTATACCCTGTTTGGTCAGGGCGGCTCTGAACTCACGGCAAACAAACTAATCATGTTACCTCGCGCACACTTGAAGTCACACATGGTGGCAACTTGGGTAGCTTGGATGATAGCACGACACCCCGAAGTAACAATCCTTTATGTATCAGCAACGGCAGAACTTGCAATCACTCAGCTATACGCAGTACAGAACATCTTGGCTGGTAGCACATTCATGCGTTACTTCCCTGAGTATGTACACCCACAAGAGGGTAAGCGTGAGAAGTGGAGTAGTGTTAAAATATCGGTTGACCATGAGAAGCGTAAGAAAGAAGGCATCCGAGATTGCACTATCGCTACTGCTGGACTTACAACAAATACGACAGGCTGGCACGCAGACATCGTGGTGGCTGATGACTTGGTTGTTCCAGAGAATGCCTACACAGAGGAGGGCAGGGACAGTGTTAAGAAAAAATCGTCGCAATTCACTTCTATCCGTAACGCTGGTGGTTTTACTATGGCGTGTGGAACGAGATACCATCCTAACGACATTTATGCAACGTGGAAGACACAGATATTTCCAACCTACACAGATGAAGGTATCATCGAAGACTACCTCCCTGTCTGGGAAATCAAAGAGTATGTTGTAGAAAAAGATAACATATTCACTTGGAAACGTGCGATACGAGAAGATGGTAAGGCATTCGGATTCGACCTGCGTACACTAGCCCGTATCAAGGCAGAGTACGAGGATAGAGTTCAATTCTATGCTCAATATTACAATGACCCTAATGACCCACACAGTGAGCGTATAGGTCGAGACAGCTTCCAATACTACAGCCCACAGTTCTTGAATAGACAGACTGGCACATGGTATTTCAATGGACGCAAACTCAACGTGTATGCAGCAGTCGATTTCGCATTCAGCTTGAACAAGGCTGCGGATTACACGGCTATCGTTGTTATTGGCATTGACAGTGAACGTAACATCTATGTCCTAGATATAGACCGATTCAAATCTGACCGTACAACAGAATACTTTAAGCACATTAAGGAACTTCACGCGAAGTGGGGATTCAAGAAGCTACGGGCAGAGGTAACGGTTGCTCAGAAAGTAATCGTAAACGACATTAAAACCTACTGTGCTAAAGACGGCTTACGCCTATCCATTGATGAATTCCGACCTAGTAAGAAGGAAGGCTCGAAGGAAGAACGTATAGCGGCTGCATTGGAACGTAGGTATGAAGACTTAGAGGTTTGGCACTTTGAGGGTGGATGGATACAGATTCTTGAAGACGAGCTAGTACAGGCACGACCAGCACACGATGATGTGAAGGATGCCCTAGCATCGGCAGTAGAGATAGCAGTACCACCAGCAGGACGTAAGAGTTCCTTCTTGTCAGACATTCAAACAAAATCTAAGAAGCGTAATCGCTTCGGAGGAGTATCGTACTAATGGCTAACAAAATTGCTGTAGCAGAACTACAAGGGTTACTTGTGCAAGACAATGAAGCACAATGGGTAGCCCACCTATGGGATAAGTTCCATAGTCAACGTCAAGGTTGGTTAGCGGAGAAAGACGAGTTAAGGAACTTCATCTTCGCAACAGACACAACCACTACCACGAACCAAGAACTACCTTGGAAGAACTCGACTACGCTACCTAAGCTGTGTCAGATTCGTGACAACCTACACTCTAACTACGTTTCGGCTCTGTTCCCTAATGACCAATGGTTACGTTGGGATGGGTATCAACGTGGGGATGCCACTAAGAAAAAGGTACAATCTATCCAGTCATACATGGAGAACAAGACGCGAGAAGGTCACTTCCGTACTGAGACAAGTAAACTCCTGTATGATTATATTGACTTTGGTAATGCGTTTGCAATGCCAGTGTTTGAGGCATCATACCGTGAATTGGCTGACGGTCAAGTTGTTGCTGATTTTGTGGGCTGTAAGGCTCGTCGAATCTCCCCTCTTGACATTGTATTCAATCCATTAGCGGCTACATTCGAGGACAGCTTCAAGATTATCCGTTCAGTTAAGACAATGGGTGAACTCAAGAAGCTGGCAGCTACACACCCAGAGGAACACTTTTGGGAAGAAGCCCTACAGCGTCGGACTGATATACAGAACCGCTTAGGTGCATTTAACAGTGAGGATACTGAGAAAGCTGTAGCGTACAGCGTAGACGGCTTCGGTAACTTGCATGAATACTATATGTCCAACTTCGTAGAGGTGTTAGAATTCTATGGCGACTACCATGACAATGCGACAGGCGAACTTAAAACTAATCGTCTTATCACTATTGTTGACCGTAGTTTTATGGTTAGGGATGTGGAGCTTCCCAACTGGTTTAGCCACGCATCAATATATCACGTTGGATGGAGACTCCGCCCAGATAATCTATATGCTATGGGTGCTTTGGATAACCTAGTTGGTATGCAATATCGTATTGACCACCTAGAGAACTTGAAAGCCGATGCTATGGATTTGATTGTACACCCACCTCTAGTAATCGCAGGTGAGGTTGAGGAGTTTGAATGGAAACCTAATGCGGAGATTCATATCGACGAGAATGGTTCTGTATCGGAAGTAGCGAAGAATGTGAACAACATTCTCATTGCTGATAACCAGATTGCAGAATTGGAAGGTCGTATGGAGTTATTCGCTGGTGCGCCCCGTGAAGCAATGGGTGTCAGGACAGCAGGTGAAAAGACAGCATTCGAGGTTCAGCAATTGAGCAATGCGGCAGGAAGAATTTTCCAAGAGAAGATTACACACTTCGAGCAGGAAATGTTAGAGCCGTTGTTAAATGGAATGTTGGAGACATCTGTAAGGAACATGGATGGCAGTGACATCATAAGAGTGTTGGACAACGAGCTAGGGTTTACTCAGTTCTTGACCATCACTAAAGAAGACATTACGGCAAATGGAGTCATACGCCCAATAGGTGCAAGACACTTTGCGAAACAGGCGACAGACTTGCAGAACTTGATTGGTGTGTTCAATAGCCCTATCGGGCAGATGGTAGCACCTCATACGTCAGGTAAGAACATGGCACGCTTCGTAGACGATGTGGTAGGCTTAGATGCTTACAATATCTTCCAACCTAACGTAGCTATTGACGAGCAAGCTGAAACGCAATCACTAATCAATCAAGGTGCAGAGGACTTGGAAGTTCAACAAGATGTACCAGTAGAGGAGTAATATGAAGCAGTCTTGGACTAAAGGACTGGATAAGGAGTTGGCGGCTGAGATTAGAGCCAACTTCAAAGCCAGCTTGGTAATGCGTAAGAAGCTGTGCCAGATACTAGATAATAAAGGTAACGCTTCTATTAAAGAATCACGCTCGAAGAACGCCTACAAAGAAACTAACTGGGCTTATAAACAAGCCGATGCTAGAGGATATGAGAGGGCAATACAAGAAATAATAGATTTAATTGATGAAAATGTAAAATAAAATCGGACAAAACGTATTTTCTATCGGATATTACTATAGAAGCTACTTAGAATTGACAAGTAGTTTAGAAGTAGATGGTTATATTATTTACCCCATCATTCATAATTAACACATCAATATATACTTCTAAATTTGGTTTCTTCCCCTACTCTCAGATTCCTGCACTTGTCTCCCAATTATTATTAGAGGATATTCTAATGCCAGATTTATTTACTGACCCTGCTGACCCACAGGTAAAGCCAGTAGAACCAAATTCAGTAGACCCACAGGTTAAACCCCAACCTGATGCGGTTGCTCCTACTAATCTCTTTACAGACCAGTTAAGCATGATTACGAATGAGCGTGGTGAACAGAAATACAACACTGTAGAAGATGCGTTGAAAGCTCTTGCACATTCACAGCAGCATATTGCAAACTTGGAAGCGGAAAAAGCAACCCAAGATGCGAAGTTGAATAGCGTACAGAGTCAGCTTGATAAGCTCGGTGACATTGATACTTTAGTTGAACGTCTGAACCCACAGACTCCACCAGTTGAACCAGTTGTACCAGCAGCAGGATTAACCGAGGAGAAAGTTTTAGAACTCTTGAACTCTCAGCAAGCCAAATCCCAAGCGGAACAAGTCGCTGCTGCCAATGTTCAACAAGTTCATACAGCACTCGTAAATTCGTATGGCGAAAAAGCACAAGAAATGGTTGTAGCGAAAGCTGCCTCCCTCAATATGACTCCTGCGGATTTGGGTAAGCTGTCAGAACAGAATCCTGACCTAGTGTTAGAACTGTTCGGCAAACAGGCTGCACCTGTTGTGCAACCTACAACCTCCAATCTCAACATACCACCTATCAATCCTACTACGGAAAAGTTAGGCAAGCCAGAGAAGTCTTTACTTGCTGGTGCGACCTCGGCAGAACAGACCGAATTTATGCGGAAAATTCGAGCAGAGGTATACGCGGAGAATGATGTTGAGGTCTAAACCATAGGACTTAAACTATGCAACTCACAACGAACACAACAGCGTTTATTGAGAGCCAGCAATATAGTAAGTTCATCTTATTGAATTTACATGACGGCTTACTCCCAGAAGCGTTCTATCGTAATGTTCAGGATTTCCTACATGGTTCAACCCTGAATATTAAAACAGTTGGTACAGTCACGCTACAAGAAGCGGAAGAAGATGTGCCACTAACCTACAACCCAATCGAAACAGGTACAATTACCTTTAGTATCACTGAATACAAAGGCGATGCGTACTATGTAACTGATGACCTTCGTGAAGATGGTGCAGACATTGACCGCCTATTGGCAGAACGTGCAGCAGAATCTACCCGTGCGATTCAGGAAGTGTTTGAGACTGATTTCTTAGCAACTGCTGGTGAGTATTACACTACCAACACTGGTGCTAACAACATCAATGGTCATCCACACGCTGTAGTTTCGGCTGGTGCAAACAACGCTGCTCAGTTGAGCGACATCATTCAATTACGTCTATCTTTTGACAAGGCTAATGTGCCAGCAGAAGGTCGAGTAATGATTGTCGATCCAGTAGTTGAGGCAACCTTGAATGGTCTAGTTACCATTACTCATGACGTTACACCATTCGGTGCTGACCTTGTGCAGAAAGGTATGGCACGCGGTATGCGTTTCGTAATGAGCATCTTCGGATTTGACATCATCATGTCTAACCGCTTGCATGTTGGTACTTACGATGACGGTACTACATCTGGTTCTTTCGTTGGCAACATTGTTATGTGTATCTTAGACGACCAATGCAAACCTATCATGGGTGCATGGCGACGACTACCGAAGTCAGAAGGCGAACGTAATAAAGACCGCGCACGCGATGAGCATGTGGTTCGCGCACGCTACGGCTTTGGTGTACAACGTGTAGATACAATGGCTGTGTACGCAACATCTGCGACAGCAATTTCTAACTAGACATAGAGGATTAATATTATGGCAGGTTTTGAAAACAGCGCAGGTCTTGGTGTCAACAACCATTACGGAGCGCGTGAGTCTGGTCAGACGGCTGGACACATCAAAACAGAAGGTGTTAAGTCACAAATGAGCATCCAAGTTGATGCTCCTGACATTGACGTAGCACTATTTAGTTCACCTGTACTACCAGCAGATTGTCTGCCAGTAGCGGTGTACTTCAAAGTAACAGAAGCATTTGCACTAGGTGGAACTACCCCTACCATTCTGATTGGTACGGATAGCTCAGAAGTGACAAATGGTTGTGTGGTAAGTGAAGCACAAGCAGAGGCAGTTGGTGTATATGACATCAGTGGCACTTTGACTGGTACTTGGGCTGCTAACCTAGTCGCTGAAACCGATATTGCTATCGTGTTAGGCGGTACTACTCCTACGAAAACTGCTGCTGGTAAAGCAGAAGTAATCATCGAGTATGTTAAATTAGCAGTATAGCACACAGATAATCAATGGGGCTGGTCAGTTTATTCTGGTCAGCCCTTTTTTATTGGAGAAAAACTATGGCAGAACATAATGTAATCACCGACCCTGAACTGCATGAACCGAAAGGTGTCTCAGCCGCAGGTAGTGGTCAGGTGTATGTAGCCGATGGTGTTGGTTCAGGTACTTGGACTACACTAGCTGCTGGTACAATCATAGGATTTTTAGACTACAATGATGCTACCACAGCAAGTACGCCTATCTCGTTTACTGGCGGAGGAGGTTATGTGTACTTAACAAACGATGGTGCAGGTGCTTACACGAACAAAACGTATACGCCAGTAGGTGTAACCGATGTGTGGGATGCAGCAACCAATAAGTTTGATTGGAATGAACTAGAACTAGGTGACATGCTTGATATTCGTCTTGACTTAGATGTGACTACCACAGGTGCTAATGCAGCGTTTGATGTAGTTCTTGAGTTAGCTACGGATGCAAGTGCATACGATATACTGTTTGACCAACAACTTGTTAAATCGGCATCTACAGTTAAGGTAAATAAGTTCAACGGTATCTACATGGGAGATACAAACACACTTAACAACAAAGCAAGATTTAAGATTCAGTCAGATGCTAACGGCACTGTAGTTGTAAATGGCTGGTATTGTAAAGTCTTAATTAACCGATAGGAGGATGTATGGCTAAGATGACTCTACTTGAGTTGACACAAGACATCCTTAATGACCTAGACTCAGATGAAGTGAACAGTATTGATGATACTTTTGAATCAGCACAAGTCGCACAGATGGTTAAGTCCACTTACATTGCGATGATGTCCAACAGGAATTGGGCGCACTTACGGAAGTCCATTAAGCTAGTAGCGTCAGGTAGTGCAGCCAACCCTACACACATGACACTAGACACAGGCGTTAAGGAAATTTGTTTCATTAATTATAACAAGATTCAGGAAGGTGAGACTCGCAAGCGTTACACTGAAATGAAGTACCTACACCCAGACGACTTTTTACGTCTGACAAACCAACGCAATAACGACGAGACAAACATTGATGTAATCATTGATGCCACTACTACTGTTGAGCTATTGATTAGGAATGATTTGAATCCGACTTATTACACATCATTTGACGAAGAAACGATTGTATTTGATTCTTATGACTCAGCAATTGAGAATACACTACAGCAAAGTAAGATACAGGCAGTAGCATTTGTTATGCCAGAGTGGACACATGTTGATGCTCACATCCCTGACTTACCAGAGGAAGCATTTACAGCGTTACTCGAAGAAGCAAAGAGTCGTGCCATGTTTAAGCTAAAGCAAACTAATGATGCTAAGGCAGAACAAGAAGCAGGGCGACAAAGTAGATGGTTAGCTCGTAAGAACTGGACTGTCAACGGTGGGGTACGTTATCCCAATTATGGTCGAAAGAGTAGGAAATAAATATGAAAGAGACTTATAAAGGTTACAACATTCAAGGTGACGGTTCATTCGGACACAAGCGTATCTCTTGCAGTAAGGGTAGCTTGCCTAAATGTCTAGTGGGAGGCTTCACCACTTCACAATTTGCTAGGTCTGCTATTGACCAGTATCTAGCGAGTAAGAAAAAGTAGGAGGCTTTATGGCTCGTCAAGTACAGGCAGCAGAAGTTAATACTTTCGTCAAAGGTTTTATTACGGAAGCTAGTCCATTGACGTTTCCAGCCAACGCAACCATTGATGAACAGAACATGGTACTGAACAGGGATGGTTCTCGGCACAGACGACTAGGGATGGATTTTGAAACTAACTATAATATCCGTACAGTATTGAACCTCAACGAAGATGCAGTTATAACTGTATTCCAGTGGGAAGATGCTGGTGGTAACGCAGATGCAACCATCCACTGTATTCAGATTGGTAAGTTCCTGTTGTTCTTTAGTAACGATGCAGCTACCCTCAGTGCTGGTATCAAACATACACATACGTTTACCACGATGGACGAAACACGACACATGGACTTCACAGAAATCGGTGGGTTGTTGGTTGTCTGTAATGGGGAGCATGACATAGCAACATTCGAGTACGACCTAGCAACAGATACAATCACTCATGCAGCGCACACTATTCATGGTCGTGATGTATGGGGTGTAGAGGATGGTTTGCTAAACCAAGAGGATATTTTATTCCGACCAACAACACTATCAGATGCACACGTTTATAACTTGCGTAACCAGACATGGGCATTGCCCCGTATGTATCATGGTGGTGGTGTTTTAGTAGATGACCCTATTGAACGATTATTCCTTGAGCGTGGCACATACCCCTCTAATGCAGATAGCATTTACTTTGCATTCTACCCCGATGCTAATGATGCGTCAGACAGGTTATCAGACCGATTCAATGCTGGTGACTTAGACCGTAACCCATCAGGTAACGCACATGCACCACAGGGACACTTCATTATAGATGTGTTACTACGAGGTGCTGACCGAACTTCACAAATAAACGACCTACACTCAATCTATCCAGCACTGAACTATCAACCTGCCTCATTACCACAGGATTACTCCGATGGTGGGGCTACATCATGTGCTGAGTGGGCAGGACGTATCTGGTATGCAGGGTTTGAAGGTAGCGTAACCAACGGGGATGACAAGTCACCTCACTTGAGTTCGTATGTATTCTTCTCACGATTGGTACAGAACTTCTCAGATATTGGTGAGTGTTACCAGATTGGCGACCCAACATCAAGGGAAGGTGCAGACCTATTAGCAACAGATGGTGGTTTCATTCGACTAGAAAATGCCTTTGGTATTGACCGTATGATTAACATCGGTTCAAGTCTAGTATTCCTATGTCGTAATGGTGTATGGCGTATTACAGGTGGTACAGAAAAAGGATTCGATGCCACAGGTTACATAGTTGAGAAGCTGACAGAACATGGTGTGGATGCTCGTAACTCAGTAGTTGAAGTGGATAGCACAATCTTCTATTGGTCAGACGACGGTATCTATCACATTGCAGCTAATGAATTTGGTGATTTGAAAGCAACGAACATAACACAAGGTAGTATCCAGAAACACATAGATGGTATTGATGCAATAGATAAGGTTGAGGTAATTGGTATTGCCGATAGTTTTGAGCGTCAAGTACATTGGATTTACCATAATCACTTGGAAGACACAGGTAGTTCAAAGGAACTGATACTGAACCTAAACCTAGAGGCGTGGACGATATTCAACATTGAAGCAACAGGTGCGATGGACAAGTACCCAAGAGTGATTGCACCTATCAAAGTGCCAGCATTCAAACTAGGTGATGTCGAGAAAGACGTAACGGTTGGTGGGTTTACAGTCACAGTTAACGGTGATGATGTTGTTATAACAAGCAAGGCAACTATTGCAGGTAAGCGTGAGTTGGAGTATCTGGTAATGACAGAGTTCAGTCCAGTTACAGGCACGAAGTACACCTTTGCTAAGTACCACGACCTAGACTTTGTGGACTGGATTAGTTTTGACACTGTAGGTGTTGATGCTGATGCGTACATGTTGACAGGTTGGGAAGGTGCAGGAGACTACCAACGTAACAAACAGATTCCATATCTGACCATGCACTTCCGCAGAACTGAGTCAGGCTTTGAGGATTTACTAGGTGATGGTAACTTAACACCGAAGGATGAATCAAGTTGTATGGTTCAGGTACAGTGGGAATGGGCAGACAATGTGGCGAGTGGACGCTGGACTTCTGAGTTTGAAGCGTATCGCTATCGTAGACAGTATATGCCAACAGGCGTAGGCGACCCATACGAGACAGGGTTCGAGTTAATCTCAACCAAGAACCGTATTAGAGGTAAAGGTAGAGTGTTCAGCTTCTTGATGAAGTCAAGTCCGAAGAAGGATTTGAATATTCTAGGGTGGTCAATGGCTATCGGGAGCAATACTAATGTCTAATATCAATCGCCAGAGTTTTACCTATTATGAGGATAAGGACTTCGAGGCAATCTTAGAGGACATAGATGGTTACTTGTTTATTCATGTAACCGTCCACAGCTACAACAAGCACATTAAAGCACGCATGAAAGATAAGTGGAATGAAATAAGAGTTTGGGCAGAGGTGCAAGGGTATGATGGTATTAACTGTTATACCCCTAATCCTAAGTTCGTTAAACTATTGGGTGGGGAGTGTGAACTTCTCAGAACTATTGAATCAGGTGATGACACCTATGAGGTATTAAGATGGGCATTGAAATAATTGTCGGCATCGCCTCCTTAGCTGTATCTGCCGTGTCAGCCGTTGCTCAGAATCGAGAACAACGTAAGAATCGTGAAGCCCAACAACGGGCAGCCGAGACACAAGCAGCAGCAGATAAAGAAGCACAAGCCATTTCCAGCGCACAAGAAGGCGCACGCAACGCAGCAACCAGACGACAGAAGGTTCGGGAAGAACGTGTACGTCGAGCAAGAATCCAACAAGCAGCACAGAATCAAGGTGCGTCAGGCTCTAGTGGTGCAGCAACAGCAGGTTCAGCAGGACAACTACACTTAGGCTCACAGATTTCTGACATAGCAGGTCAGGAGAAAGCAGCAAGAGGTATCACAGCACAGAACCAACGAGCAGCAGACGCAGTAGCCAGTGTGCCACGCGGTAGTTCTGGTAACGCAGCAGCTATTGGTAACTTTGCTGGAACAGTCTTTGGACTAGCAGCAGGAACAAGCGGTTTCCAAAGTGACTTTGATAATCTATTTAAGTAAGGAATAAGTAATGCCAAGTTTAGACGATTTTAATATGGTGAACAAGACTCTAGGCTTAGAGGACTTTGTTGCACCACTACCTAACGTGGGCGGCACGAATAAGGCATCTAACCAAAATATGGCTGCCCAAGTCGCAAGCATGTCCCAAGATGGGACTCAAGTATACGACAACTATGTAGCAGTACGCGATGAACTAGGGATGGAAGGGCAGTCAGATGTAGGTCAGCAACTTGCAGAGGAAGCACGCAGAGAACATATGAAAGGGAATCGTGAAGGGTTGATTAGCCTACTATCTGACCCAACCATTTCAGACGAGGACAAACAAAACATTGCGCTAGGCGCGGTGGACAAGGCTAATGAGGCATGGAAGTTTGAGAATGTAATCTCAGATAATGCCCTGATGCAACCGTCAGAAGGTGAGACACCAGACCAAGAGTTTGTGCGTGTATCACTAGCAGACGAAGTGGAGAAACTAAACCACATCAAACGTGAAAAGCAAAAGATGTTGATGGCAGAGATTAACAAAAATAACGTAGGGTTTGGTGAAACTGTAGGAGAGATTGCGGAATTGTTAGTTCCATTTGTGGAAGGTCAGTTCGTAGCAGACGTTATGCAGGAGCTAGGGATTGAAAGTGACAACCCAATTATCGGTTCTGATAAAGCAATAGCTTTCTTGGGACACGCTAAGATGGACATCAAGGAATTGATAGCCAATGCACCAGCACACCTACAGCTTGAACTAACTCAGAAGGTAATTGACGCTGTGAATAAATCCAGTGGGATTGCACTTCAAGGCGAGAATGACTTTGCCCGTGTTGATTTCCTACGCTCAGTTCTTGAGGATGGATATTACGAGGATGGTTTGAAGTGGGTTGATACAGTAACTAGCGTACTAGACCTACTAGGTATCGGTGGTTTAGCCCGTAGTATTAACAAAGGTGCTAAGGCAGCAGACGCTCTATCGAATGCAAGCCGTGAGGCAGCACGTTCTGGCGTACAGCCAGCATCACTATCACAGAACCTAAAGGACACTAACCCTTCTAAGGCACGCGCTGCACATGAGACAGCAGCAGCCGATGAAACAGGGGAGGCAGCAGAAGCTCTATATGGCTCAACACGGGAAGACGCAGTAGCCAATGACCTTATGCCACAGATTCCAAAAGACGACGGCTCTATGGTTGTTCGTGTAGAGGGAGCAGATGGTTTCCACAACCAGACTATCACACCAGACCCAGAGGTTATGGACTTGGTTAAGTCAGATGGTGCTATCTACTACTTTGAGTCTGAGAAGATTCAGATGCGTTCACATGCAGTAAACGACTTTGCCAATGCTATTGGTATGAAAGCTCGACCTGAACTGTCAAGCCACGCTGTAACAGGTGATGGTGTTATGATTAGGCAAGTCTATGGTAGCAATGGTAGCTCACCTCAAGAACTTCTTGACCGTACCAAAATGGCATTACGAGGCTACGATGTACCCGATGATGCTATCACATTGATGCGTCGAGAAGGTGACGAGTATGTACCAACTACTATCCGTGAGATAGAGGCAATGGAGTCAGTAACTAAGGTTATGAAAACTAAGGGTAAACAGCCACGCAACGTAGTGGTGACACAACCTAAAGATTTCGTAGTACAGGTACGACACGACTACAAATTCAATCCAGCAGACATTACAACCTATGCACAGGCAAATGTTAAGTGGAATCTCTTTGACCGCATACCATTCTTCAATGGCAGCTTAGGTGGTGGTAGCCTAATGCAACATGCACTAGACGCACACTCAATGCTACATCCTAACCTTACACTAGGTGCAAACGTAGCAGTTGACCGAGCAGCAGGACTAGAGAAGGTACTACTCGATTCTGGTAAGCAATTCTCAGACGGGTTTGCTAAGTCTAAGAACCAACAACTTATGGAACGCCACATCAAAGAGGCGAATGAGAAAGGACAATCATTTGACTTTGCTAAGATGCGTGCAGATGGTATGTCTGATGCAGATATAGCCGCCATGAGAAACTGGGAAGACTATTGGGAGAACATGTACATCCTAGAGAACCGAGATATGGCTAAGACCTTATCGGCTAGAGGATACCAAGAGTTTGCCAACAATCTTACAGGCACTAGACTATTTGCCAAACCTGTAGTACGCCAGCGTGCTAAGGCAGGAGTGCAAGTATGGGATGATGATGCAGGGGCGATTGTTAAGCTAGACGAACCACAATTGAAAGACTTATATGCTAACCAAGGCAATATTGCACACCTACGCCAACCTATGTTGGTAGGTACAGATGCAGTAGAGTTTGTCTTGAACAAAGCAGGAAGCAAGAACATGAAAGCCATTGGTAATAACTCACAGGTGTTGAACCACCGTAAGGGTTACTACTCGGTTAAGTACCAAGACCCACAGTTCGTTGTCAAGGTAGTATCAGATGCACAAGGTAACACGCTATACGAACAGGCAGTAGCCACAGCAGGTAGCATCGGTGATGCTGACACTATGGTAGCCCGTATGCAAGGTGCAGACCAAAACGGTTTCAAATACTATCGTCGTGGTGATGTTAAGAAAGAGATAACATCCTCGGATGATAACTGGGACTTGCAAGTAGCAGGTGGACGTTCAGCACAACGGATTCGTGGTAAGCGTTTGGAAGATGGTACAGGTTCTTCACATGCAATGCAACAAAACATTCTGTCACCAGTGGACAGCTTGGTAAATGCAGCACGTTCTACGGCTCGACGAGTTGAAATGCGTAACTACTTGGAAGCAACCAAAGCACGATTCATGGCACAATACAAAGATGTATTGCCAGTGGATAAGTTTGGTAATCCACGCTACCCTAACAAAATCGACGAGGTTCATTGGAGAGGTGGAGTTAGTGAGAACCAGAAGAACTTAGCAGATGCTAAGACTACATTCAACTACATCCAATCACTAGAGCATGGCTGGCAGAATGCCATTGATGATGGTTACAAAGCTATTGTCAAAGCAATCGGTCACGCAGCAGGTGAACATGGAGGGAAGGCAGGGAAGGCAATTGAGAAAGGAGCGCAAGTAGCAGGTCGTGGGTTGAAATCTACACCGATGGGCTTCATGCGTAACACAGCATTCCAGTTGTACTTGGCGTTGAACCCAGTACGTCAGTTCATCGTACAGTCACATCAGGCAGTTCAACTACTAGCAGCGTACCCACAAGGTATGGCTAAGTCGGTTGCCAACGGTGAGGTTGCAGCATTGTTCCAGAATGCTATGGGGTTTGGTCAGCAAGCCAAACACGCAGAGGTAATCAAAGACTTCGAGCGTTCAGGTCTATCAGCAGCAGTAGATAAGAATAACCTTATCAGTGGTTCGCTGACAGATATGGCAGACAGCCGAACAATACTACCTAAGCCTTTAGTGAAAGCAGGGCAGTTGGCAGGAAAGGCAGTTGGTCAAGTTCGTAAGTATGGCTTCGATGCTGGTGAGAATATGAACCTCATTACAGCATGGACAGCAATACGTCAGGATATGTTATCTAAGTTACCTAAAGGACACAAGCTGACTGACACAGAACTAGACGAGATTGGAGGTCTAGCTCGTAACTACACATACAACATGAACAAAGCAGGAGATATGCCTTACAACCAGAACGCACTGAACGTAGTGTTACAGTTCGCTCAAGTTCCACACAAGGCTATCACGCAGATGCTATTCAATCGTGCATTGACACCAATGCAGAAAGGTCGCATTGCGATGTTCAACTTGGCAATGTATGGTGCGCCAGCAGGTCTAGTGTATAACCACATGGGACACATACTACCAGAAGACCAAGCAACCCGTGACCTATTAGTAAATGGGCTAGAGGACTTCACTTTCAACTACATTGCACAGACAGCATTTGGTGATAACACCCGTATAAACTACGGCTCACTAGCACCTACAGATTTCATGGGTGTACAGGAGACTATCATTAGGGCGTTGACTGAGGATATAGGTACTCTAGTAACAGAGTCACCATCAGGTCGATTGTTCTTCGGTAACAACCCTAAAGTATCAAATATGGTACGAGACATTGGACGTTACACTAACCACATAATAGACCCTGACGCTACACCAATTGGCTTAGACCAGATTGGGTTAGACTTCATGAAACTTTCATCAGGTTTCTCAAGTGCTTACAAAGCTGCTTATGCACTCAAGAGAGGTATTAAGCTAGGTAGCACTGGTGGTGTTACAGACCCAGAGATTACCACAGCAGAAGGATGGGCGCAATTAGCTGGCTTCGAGACACATGACGAGGCACAGAAACGTGCAGTCAACACGGCTACCTACGAGAAGTCTAAGGCTTTCGAGGAAGATGTTGGCGAGTGGTACACTGAGTTCAAGCGGCACTTAATGAAAGAGGGTGTTTCTAACCTAGATAGGGAGTATTCACAGAAGGTATTGAGCGAGGCTTGGAGTGTGTGGGGTAACGACAACTACAAAGCGAAGCAAATCATCGTTAGGAAAATCCAACGGGATGTGAAGGATGGTGATATGCGTGTTATTAACCAACTACTAAAAATGACTGGATTCATGAGCGCGACTGACTTGAAGAAGATGGTAATGCAACTTCCTAATGTCACAGAGGAACAGCGCAAAGAAATCATGGGTACAATCAACTCAATAGAATCACATAAGGAAACAGAGTAATGGCTAACATTTTTGACACATCAGATGTAAGTGACCAAGCTCAGTCAGCCCTTACACCAAAGGCAGGGGCAGCAGCCCCTCGCCCTGTTGAGGGTCAGTCAGACTTCGCAGCATTTTTAGGTGTAGCGGAGAGCGTACTTGAGGTTGGGGCTAACCTGTATAACCAGAGCCAAAACCGTATTGCAGCAGAGCAGCAGGACGGGGCTGTGGCATCATTCGCACAAGCACAACTAGACGTAGCCGAGGCTGTATCTCAAGGTTCACTAACCACAGAGAATGCACGCAGACGTATGCGTAAGAACTATAAGGAAGCTATTGGCAGCAATCCAGCACTGGTAGCTGACTTAGGTAAAGTCCACAAGGACATTATCAACACAGCAGGACTAGGCAAGATAGTAGAGGAAGGTACAGCAGAAGCACAGGAAGCGGCATCACGGGTTAAGAAAGCCTCAGATGCAGGTTGGGTTAAGCCTGATATGACACCTGAGCAGAAAGTATCCATGACTGATAAATTCTTTGAGCATGAACGTGCAGTTGCAGAACTAGCACATGTGCAGAAGAAAGCAACACTACAGTCTACACATCTAGGGATGGCGAAAACACAACAGTCAATCGTGACTGGTAACATCACACAGCAGACAGCACAACATAACCTCAACCAGCTTGAGAAGAAAGTTTCATCACAGACAGCGTTAGGTAAAGTATCTAACACATTCATTGAGAAGATGAAGTCTGACTATGTTGCTATTGAAGCGCGACTAGCGAAAGGTGAAATGACACAAGAGGAAGCTAAGATTGAGGCTGACCAAATCTTCGCTAACCTACAGCAAGTATCCACTCAGATTGGTGGGGATGCAGGTAGTGATTATGTAGCGAACATGACTGCACCTATGCGTACCATTCATGAAATGTACAGCAAGCAGTTTAGCGGTGAACTTAGTGCAGACATTGCAGCAACTAACATTGAGAAAGCAGTTGCTCTACAGAAACTACTACTGGTAGGCGACCCGAATGTTGCACGAATGGTAGCGTTAAGCGCACTTCTTCCTAATGCTAACCTAGCCACTATCCCTAAGATTACTGGTATGGTTACACGCATATTGGAAAAGAATACTGTTGACCCTGCGGAGAATAAGAAGCCAGCAGACGTTGTGGCTGATACACCAGAAGAAGCTAAGGACTTGGATGCATACTTGAAGACAGTTCAACAGAACATGGCTAGTGTTTTCAGTTCAGCAAGCGCAGCAACTAACCCAGAGGTGCATCTAAAGCAACTAAACAACAACGTAGTGAACATCTTACGCAGTACAGTTATCAACGGCAAGGCTACTGAGAATCCAACTGAGTTCAATCAGGTAATGGAGTTCTTCGGAAGTGCCGAGTTTGGTAACTACGCAAGTAAGGTAGGTGGTATTCCAGCACAGGTTACAGCCGAAGCTGCTACCGTGTTGTCAGAAAACTATCAACAGTTCGTTAACGAGTTGATGGTGAAAGAATACAAAGAGAAAGTAGTACAAATCAAACCACACGTTAGCTTAGGTGCGAGTGCAAGACAACCTCGAATCAACACAGAAACTAGCGTACCTATTACGGAGGTGGTAGATGCACAAGAGTCATTTAGCGTTGTTCCTCAGTTTAATGGTGTTGGTGTGACGTTCACCCTAGACGAAAGTAAGGTTGACCCTACACAACTACCAGCAGTTAAGGCATCAGTAGCAGAGTTGAATAAGAACATTGCTCCTATCCTTAACCAATCAGTACGAGCAGCAGCACACCTAGAAGGACATAAGAACTACCAGAAAGTCTTTGACACCAACTTCGCAGAGTTGTTTAACCTCGATGCAGAAGGTCGCCAAGAGTTCAAAGACACATTGCCTAACACACAAGGTAAGCCAGCACCAACAGGAGATAGCCCATCACCTTTCGTATCAGCGAAGGCAGCGAAGGCAAACGCTAACCTTCCAGATATTCCAGAAGCAGACGGTGTACGTCAACGTGGTGGATACAGCGAATACTCAGATATTCTAGGTAAACGTGAATCAAGTGGTCAGTACAACATTGAGAACGACATCGGTTACATTGGTAAGTATCAATGGGGCAGCCTAGCGTTGCAAGACTTAGGTATGGTAACACACGGCATTGGTTCTTCTAACAGGAAACTAAACGGTGATGTATGGACAGGTAAGTTCGGGATTAACTCTAAAGAGGAGTTCTTGAACTCACCAGAAGCTCAAGAGAAAGTCATGATTGAGTGGAATAAAATACTTGACAAACGTATGAAGAAAGCAGGTATGCTTGAGTTCGTAGGTAAAGTCGTCGGTGGTGTTACACTAACCAAAGATGGTCTACGAGCAGCGTCCCACTTACTAGGTGCGAGTGCAGTAGCTAAGATGCTCAAGAGAGGTAACTTAGCAGCTAAACAAGATGCTAACGGTGTGAAAGCACTTGACTACATCAAACTATTCAACTAATAGGGAGGCGACATGCGAGTAATTTTTATTGTTACCGTGTCACTTTTCCTTATCATGGGTTGTGGTACTCTGGGTGAGTCAATCACTCAGGGTTCTACCATGAATGAGTTTTTTGGAGGTGGCAACAAGGCAGATGAAATGACTATTGAACAGAACATAAGTCCAATGATGATGGTACTGATGATTGCTGGTTGGGTTCTCCCGACACCGCAGCAAATGATTGGTAGTATCGGTGACTTTGTACTCAGACTATTCGGGAGAAAATAATGTCAAACTTACATGACGAGAAACTTAAAGGGTTAAATGTTCTCGCCACAGGAACGCACACAAACATTGCAGATGCAGAACGTGATGCGTATTCAAACTTCTTAGGCACTGACCGTCCAAACAGCTTGGATGATATGCGTAACAGATTCTTCTATCGTATCTCTACCCGTAACGTACCCCTAGTACATCACCTCGATATGAAACGAGCAGCGATGTTGGAGTATGCAGGTAGTGGTGATATGTCTACCAACGATATTGAGAAGTTGTTTTGGGAAGGTGTGGCAGACACAAGCATTACCCTAGTGAATAACAAAGTGTATGCACCATTGTTCGTGCGTACAACACAGACACAAGTAGCACTGGACGCTAACTGGATTCCAACTACACAGAACTTCTCTATTGAGTTCCAGTTGAATCCTAATACTATCGTAGGTACTAACATCATTTGTGGTGGTGAGTACGACCAGACCGACAGCTTCTACATGAACTACACATCAAGTGAGATTGCTCTTTGGCATAACTCAATTAAGACTTCCATCCCTTGTGGTGGGTTGATTAATGATACCAAAGCTCTCTTACGATTTGACTTCTACGCAGATAGGGTAGAAGTGCTTCGTGATGGTATCATGCACTGTTCACATAACCGTTCATTCGCACTTATGTCAGCAGGTATTGCCTACTTAGGTAATGCAGAGACAGGGGCAACGAACTTCTCAGGTGATGGTACGTTCACACACTTCAAACTAATTGACCGTGATGACAGTACAAACAACAGCTACTATCATCTGCGTGAGCGTGGGGCATCAGTACCAACATCGACAGCAGTACCACACAACTACGGTGCAGATGCAGACGGCACGCTAGAGAACTTCACAGGGGCTAACTACGTTGAGGTTGACCCGTTGCCAGCAGCACCAGCAGGAGGAGGTGAGAGCCTGTGGGTTGTCAACTTCAAAGACACAGGTAATGAGCATTGCTTGATGCCTAGTGCATTCGCTACCTTTGGTGGTAACTTTGAGTTTGAGTTCTTCCTGTACGTTAAAGACTTGACACAGACTAACCATCTGTTCGGTGGTACTGGTAATAGTTCCTCAGAAATGGCTATCTCTGTAGATGGTACAAACCTTATCTTCCGATACAACAGTGTTGATAAAGAGTTTGCTCACAGTATGGTTGAGGACACATGGTATCTAATCAAGTTCGTGAATACCAATGCTGTATCGCTAGAGTGTTTTGTTGACGGAGGTTCACTAGGTACAACCACAGCATCAGCTAAGATTCAGAACATGGATGAAATTGGTGGTCGTGAAGGAACTACAGCAGGGCTAGATGGTTACATGGTTGATATTCACTTGCGAGATAGTGCATTGAGTTCAAATAACCGAACATATCTAGGTACTATTGACAGTGGTTCAGAGCCAACTACTACATTATTTGAGGACAGTGAGGCAGGTGGCGATGATGCAACCTTAACTAACTTCACTGGAAGCAAATGGGTGTTAGTTGAAATGCCAGCAGGTTATCCTATCGCATAAGGAGGTAACATGAATTACCTCAAGAAAGAGACTATCTTGGGTAGCGTATTACTCGCTGCCTTTGGTTGGGCTTTGATTATGATTGTGGGAATGCAGTCAGATGTGACCGCTTTACAGGTAGGAGATATGGAGGATAAGCGTGTCAACCAAATCGTATATGAAATGAATGACACACTTATTAGGTTGGAGGAAGGTCAGAAAGGAATTAAAGAACACTTAGAATACATAAAAACAAAGGATTAGGCATTGCGCCTAGTCCTTTTTTATTGCCTGTTATTCACCGTCGTCCTCATTCTTAGATTTAGGTTCGCCTAGATGTTTCTCTAGGGCATTGAGTAGTTCTTCTTCACCCACTTCTTCGGACACTACGTTCTCGATTATGTATGATGGTAGGAATCCGTAGATGATAGCTAGACGCTGCGCCCAAACAAACAAGCAAACGAATGCCACGATTTCTAATACTGAAAAGAATATTGAATCAATCATATTAATGTACACCTTTAGTTATTATTTCAACGTGGCAATACTGGAATGCCTGTGCGTTGTGTATTTCTTCTTTGATGAATTTCTCTATCATGTTGATTGCATCTTGGCACTCGATACCTACAATCTCTATCTCCATGACAGCGTGTTGTTTGTCAGGCTCAGGTAGCCCTTTAAGATTCAGCCAGTTCATCACGAAACCTCGCTATGCCACGCACCGCTAGTTCCTCGGTGGTTCGGCAGTTCATTTTGCATGACACCACTGTATAAAACAACAGGTCAGCTAAGTAACCTTCGATGTCTTCATCACTCCCTTGCTCGTCACACAGTTCAAAGTACATGTCATCAACAATCTCCTGTATCTTATCGAGTGCAGCCTTGCGATTGTCGTGTTCCAACGCACCAAACTTCTTCGTTGCTTCATTTAGTATCATATCTTTAGTTACACCGTACATAATTAACCCTCACATGCTTTGCATTCTTCCTTAGAGGCTTGAACGCCAGCTAAGGTTCGTAGGTAGTAAACGCCTTTCACACGCTTATCAAGTATTGCAGCCTTCATTACCTTCATAATGTCAGCCTCAGTCGCCTCGGTGGACATAAAGAAGTTGAGTGACTGTGATTGGCAGATGAACATCTGTCTAGCAGAGGCTAGGTTTAGGATGGACATCTGATTTACTTCGTATGCTGTCTTGAATACCTCCTTCTCATGGTCAGTTAACCAGTCAAGATGCTGTACACTACCCTCTGTGTCGAGTAGGTCAGTCACCAGTGCCTCGTCAAAGCGACCTTGCTTCTTAGCCAACTCCAAGAACACTGGGTTGACTCTGTATAATTCCCCTGCTGCGGTAGGTTGGTTGTAGATGTTAGCTACCACTGGCTCTATCCCTTGAGAAACACCTCCACATATGAGAGCAGAAGATGTGTTAGGGGCAATAGCCAGAAGATGAGAATTCCTGCGCTCACTACCTCTGCATAGTTTTGGGACACCAAACCACTTAGCCATTTGCTCGGATGCACGTTTGGCACGGGTATGTATATTCCAGAAGATGTCAAAATTAATCTCGTATGCCCTGAACGAATCGAATGGCACGCTCTCTTGTTGTAGGTATGTATGAAATC